ATCTCTCTGGTTCCCATGTTGGTCAACATGGCTGCTGTTCTTAGCCCTGTGAGTTCTTCACTGAGTTCCAGTGTTACATACACACCATGCAAGCCAGCTTGCACCCAGTTGAGTGCAATGTTCATCATAACCAGCGATTTACCTGAGCCTGATCCACCTGCAAAGATGTTAAGTTCACCACGACTAAATCCGCCATACAACACACGGTCCAGTTGTGGCCAGCCAGTGCTGACCTGCCCACCATTGTCAAAATAACGCTCAAACATGGCTTCAGGATCTGCCCAAAAGTCCATGCCCAAATCTTTGGTCAAACTGATCTGTACTGCATCTTTGATCAGTTTTTCCACCGGATCAAAGTCACCTTTTTCCAGTAAGTCTGCTGCCTTGAGGATTGCTCGTTCCAGTTCTTTCTGCTTGGTAAACTGTTCAAATTCCTCCATGAACCAGTTCTGATGATCTTCTGTGAGATCTGGTATCTTCTGGAAGTTATTACCTGTGACAGCATTAATCTGTTCAAACAAAGGCATCACACTGTGATCAGCACAGTGTGTTTTGATAAACTCTGCCGCACTTTTTAAACTGCGATCAAAGTTTGTAGGATTATAGATGTTCTGTACTCTGACATAACTCTGGCCGTCACTGAGCATCATCTCAATAAACAGCTTCTGTACATCAGTTCCAAATTCTTTTGCCATAGATTATAATATACACTTTTTGTTGAGCAATGTCAAAACCATTTGCGGCTGTGCAAATTTATTTTCAATTGATTGTGTTGAGCACTGTTAATTATGCTTTTCATAGTGAACAGTCTGCCATATTTGACACAGGCATCAGCCACATCTTTAACGCCGTCTGCCCAGTCTGGAAAAGCTACACTCCATCCATACTTAACAGCAGCATTAACCATAGCCCGACCAGCAGCATCACGATCGGGAACCACAATGATGTCACGGTCTAGGCTCTCAATAACCTGTGCTTGGGCAGCATTGATCTCATTGCTGCAAACACCGATAGCATCGATACTAACTGCATCTAATAATCCTTCTGTTACGATTACAAACTTACGGCCAGTTGTCTGCCGATCATATCCCCAGACCATGTTGGCTGGATAGTTGCTCAGATACTTCACACGCCGGCTCTCTCCCACAAACAACCTGCCGGAATAACCCACAGGCTTACCCTGCCAAGTGAATGGCACAAGCACACGGTTACGCAAGCCTGCATCTGCTGTCCAGTGTAGCAGATCCAACTTGTCACCTAGCCCACGGCTATCCAGATAGTTCACAGCCGCTTCCAAACTGTCATAGTCAGTCTCAGTGATATGACCATCACAAAGCCAGCTGTGTATGCTACGACCTGGGCAAGGTTCACGGGCTTCATATACTGGCAGTTCTGTTTTTTCAATGACCACCTGGTTGTCTGGTGTCTGGGTACTGATGGCAAACAGAGCCAGTCGATTGACCTGGTCTTCGCTCATGCCCATCCACTGCATCCAGCGGCGCATCTTGTAGCTGAGACGACGACCTGGTTGCCAGCCTGTGCTGTAATGGCAGTTGAAACAGTGGTATGTGACACCACCCTCAGGGGTTCGCATGATACCACCCCTGCCACGATCATCTGCTCGTTGGCCATTGTGTTGGCAACACACAGCATTGAAGCTGGTCCAGCCTGAGGGCGTTGCCTTCTTCTTCCAAGGCAAGTGAGCTAGGATTTGATCAGTGATTTCCATTTAACAAGCATAACACAGATTTATGACCTGTACAAGATATAATTGACATGGCCCGTGTTGGCCGGATCTTTGGTGATACGGAACCTGACGCTGTTATACTTGCCCTGGAATGTGAAATAACCGTTGCCAGTGAAATTATCCACAGGTATGGTCTCCACTGTACCCCAATTACTGGGCAGATGATTGGCAGAACCATTGAGCGTGACCTCAGCTTCGATCACTCCGGTAAAATCCGTGCAGTTATACTGTACGGTCTGCAATACAGCACGACCTTTGACCTTATCGGCTGTGGGGATCACATCAGTGAAAGCCACGGTGTGATAACCAGTGTCGCTGTTGTTGCTGTAGGCTAATATCACAGGATTCACGCTGGGAACCAGCTGCCCATAGATGCTGGCACTGATCCTGGCCTTGCCCTGGGCTTGATAATTGTCATCGGCATAGACCACTTGTTGTTGATTCTCGCCGTTTATGACCATGACGCTGTAATTATACAACCCTGAACTGAGACCCAGTAACAGGTTGTTTTCCAGCATGCAAGTGGCCACTCCTCTCAGATTGTATATGACCTGTAGGTTCCTGCTGAATACCAATTCGCTTGTGGTGGTATCGATCAGATTGAATTGAACCAGGCAACCGGTCAGGTTTATTGGTTTCTGTTCGCTATCTCTGATAACTAACTGTAGTTTATTATCGATACCTTTATATAGTTGCAATGGTTTAGCATACACCTGCTGGTTCTCCTTATAGATTCCCAGGTCAGCATTTTTAATCAAGGTGATGGTCTGTAGATATAAATATCCTTTGATAGGCTGCACAATGGGACTCCTGTAATATTTATCATGTATTCAATAGAGCAAATGCTTGAAACTTACCCTTTTCTTAGTTATATAAAATATACACATACTGATTTTATCGGCGTAGTACAGAACTATGACACTGACATCGTTAGCATGTATGCTTTTAATAAACTACGCACCGAAGATCACAAGATCAGATACCTGGAACAGGCTGATGTATGGTGGTGGGAAAGTAACAGGCAGATACCCATAAACATCTTCCTGAAATCATCATGGAACGAATTCCGATATAGCATAGTAACCCTCACATGCAAAGATATCAAGGAACAACTGGGCCACACTGTATCTATCAGTAGTCTAGCTGAAAAACGCACCAAACGCCGTATGGTACAGTTAGTCCGTAAGATGTGATAACAGATTCATGTGTATCATGACAAGTTGTGCATATCCATATGCATGCGCCTTCTTGAAATAATAGCCTTCTGTAGGTTTGATCCATATCTCTGCGTTGATCTGCCGCCATGTCCTGCCTATCAGATATCGCTTGCTGGGCCTGATCAGAGCCAGCACCATTGCCAGCTTGTCCATGGTATCTGGAAAGTGTTGTTGTAACAGGTCATAATGACCGTTCACATGCATCAGTTTCTGTACGAAATCCCTGTCATGCAATCGTGACCAATCAGGTGTAGTGGCAAGCAAACGATCCAGATGATCATTATCAGTTATCTGATTATACACATGCACATTGAGTATGTCCAGCTTGATGTATCCCAGATCTTCTGCTGTTTCATAATCTATGTTACTGAGCCCAGTCATGGGATTAGCTGGAATCGGATTCACATAGATGCCAGTGTTGTGCTTTGACACATGGCCATCACGGTTAATGCTGGCAGGAGTATGATCTATCAGCTTCAAAAGCCGATCTCTATCACCCACATCTATATCGATGTCAAACATCAGTTCTTTCCATCTATGTACCGCTGTTTCTCTGCTATCGTGGCAAACCTGTATTCCCACCGACTGGTAAAGAATCTGTCAGTGACAAACACCCGACGGCGCATGACATCGGTTAACCAATACCATTCACCTTGTATCTTGACAGGATGCCAGGCTAATACCAGATGCCAATCTGTATCTGTGGGTGTGTAATCATACTTGCTGCTACTGGGATGTGGTCCTCTCATAATCCTGCTTGCTCCAAAACATGTTTGGTCAGTTCGGTATCCGAGAAGAAATCACGAAAACGACGCTGCCAATATTCAGGATCGATCCACCGGATCACTAATGCCACTTGTTCATCAGTTAACGATTCCAGTGCTTCCACACCTGATGTACAATTATATATGACCCACGGACTGATACGACCATTTTGCACATGTAATACCAGCCTGCTGGCGCTGACTTTTCTGAAATAATCTGAGAATTCTGCTGCTTCAGCGTCAGCCCATTCCATCATGGTCTCGATGCCACGTTCCATGCTATCTGAACTGGCTTCTGATCTGAGCAGGTCATACAGGTAATCATCATACACACGATCCTGGCACCAACGATCCAGTTTGACCTGCTTGCGGATCACATGCTCTATGAACCTGGTCACATTGATGGCGTTGATGCTGACACAATGTCTACCGAACTTGACAAAAGCATTGTAGAACTGGCTATTGCAGAAATCGTCATACGTTTTGGTCTTAGCCGACCCCTGTGTGAGCTCATAGAATCTGATCCAGGCAGCAAATGCTATCTGTACACCCTTTTCGCCCTTCTGCGTGGCGCGGCGTTTGGGCTCGCACTGATGCACAGCCAAGGTGCTTTCCTTGACAAAGCCCTGCCCACAGAACCGGCATTTGTGTGCACCAGGCTTCACATCTGCCGCAGCTTCACGAATCAGTTTTATCAATTCCGACACTTTGCTTTATCACCACTTCCGATTCTGTCTCTACCCATACTTTTGCACCACAACTGAGTGGTTTATCAGGACTATATATCACAGTGCTGGGCCCAAGTATCTGTACCTCATGAGCATATATGTTACTACGTCCGCTCTTGACTGTCAATACCGGTTCTCTATCACCAGTCTTGCTGTTCTTCTTTATCACATGCTGGTTCACATGTATCCTGGTCTTCATATCCACCTCAGTGCGTATATCACAGCATCTTCTTTATGCTCAAAGTATATATGGGTATGTGTGTAATAAAATCTGCCCACTGTGTCCTGATAAAGCCAGTTGTGTATCTCGTCATTATTATAAAAATGATCTGGACCTGGCAACTTGTACCAGTCTGCGATATCATCAGGTGGTAGTAACACATGTTTATGCCTGCGTGACATCGTGCAAAACTTTAGCCTGTTGCAGGGCATCTGTCACAGTGGGGTTGGGGTTTGTAAACACTGGGCCCCATTCCTTCCACCATTCTATCATTTCAGACAGTTCATTGTTCATCGTGATGTGGATGTTCTGGCCGCCGGGTGCATCCTGTGCATGACCCCAGCCCAAGGCGTTACTATAGTTGTCCTTGACATAAACATTCTTGACTGTCATTTCATCGCCTCTTTGATGTCCTTGTCGTTCCAACCCATCTGTTCCAAGCGTTGCTTGAGCTCTGCATCAGGTATCAGTTCTGCCAGTTGCTCTGCATCCTGCGTCTTGATCTCAGGAAACAGTTGCGTCAATAACCGGCTGCGTTGGTTCTTGGCCTGGCGACCATTATAAGCGATCCATTCATGCCGGTGTTTGCCCATGCCTGGACTTACTGTGGTCAAAAGCAACCATTGCAGCTTCTTGTGTAGGCTGCTGCTCCAGAAATGCTTGTTGGCCTGTTGGTTGGTACTGAGCAAATAGTATCTGTTTAGTTCATCATTGTTGGTATCGATGCAACTGGCCCAGCGCAACAACACATAGGGACTGATATCCTTTTTTTCCTGCTCGTTCAGCTCATCATAGAATCTGCGATTCTTCTGATCCAGCTGTGCCATCTCATTCCAGATACTGAGCTTACTTGATTTTTCTGCCATGTGTCACTGTACTATACGATGCGCTGGATGTCTATAAATTCACTGGCGCGGCTGATCTCTTTTACGAAGTAAGCACACACAGGCTTGGGACCGTCACTCAGTGGCACACATAGTAATTGCCCGTTGCGCATCTTGGGAAAATACCATTTGACATCCTGGTACACATCCACTATCTCCAGTGGCATGAACTCTGCCCTGAAGCTGCTGAGTGGGTTAAATGTAAATGCTTCAAATCCACGATCGTTCAGCTTGGTCAGTGGCAGTGCTTCCAGATCACCGATCTCTGCCTCTCCGATCAATATTCGCCAGTTGTAGGGCATCATGAGCTTGTGTTTGCCGATCTTGATCACTAGTGCTGGATCGTTGAAGGATTCCAGGAACACCAGCGGCAAGAAGTAATAGTCTGCATCAACAGGATTACTGTTGTCCAGCACACAGAACCTGAGATCTTCCACTTGGTCCGGTAGATTGTTGATCTCGAAAACGGTATTGTCTACAGTTAGTATTCTCAATTTACGATTCCTTTATTTGTATTCTATTTTTTCTTGGGTGAATGGATAGCCAGCTTCTTTATAGAACACTTTACGTTTTGTCAGATGTCGTTTGGCAAACTTGCAGTTGGCAGTCACATCCCAGATCTGGACGAAGTCCTTGTCCTCAGCTTTTCTAATGCCTCGCCCGATAGACTGGATAACTCTGACAAAGCTCTTTCCCGGTTCCAGCAATACCAGATTAAAAATACGAGGAATATTAATGCCCACAGCAGCAACTCCATAGGTAGCAACAATGATCTTTCCAGTGCTTGTTGCAATCTCTGCATATTCATCCTGCCTGTCCTTGTCTTTCATCTCTCCTGACACAAAAACACTGTCAGGCAACCGGGCCACCAGTTCCTCACCAGCACTGATACGGTCCACCAACACCAGCGTGTTGCCTGTCTGATTTATCTTTGCCACCAGTTGTGACAGATAGTCCAGGCGTGCCTTATCTGTGGTGAGATATTTTAGTTCGTTCTGGTAATTGGTAAAGTCAGCATGTTCCGTGGTCTGCACGATGTTCACATGGCAGTTGGCTAATACGCCCTGCGCCTGTAATTCCCTGGCACTCAGCTGGCCTATGACACTACCCAAGCCCACACCCAGGCACAGCCTGTCGAAATCTTCCTTGGGCACAGTGCCAGTGAGCCCCCAGCGGATGGGTATGTCACCCATGACACCAGTGAGCAATGTCTTGAGTGCATCTGCTTTGGCCATGTGTACCTCGTCCACGATCACACATATGACGTCAGTGAGGAATTCCTGTATGGTGACATTAGCTGTGTGGTTCTGTGTGTTCTTCAGCATGATGTTCAGGCTCTGCCAGGTGCATATGGTATGTGTCTTGCCCAGCTCTTTGCGATCACCGAAGTACACGCCCACATCCAGTCCCAGGTTGCGATAGTCCTTCTCAGTCTGTGTGACCAAGCTCTTGTTGGGCACGATCACGATGCTGCGCCCATATGGTTCCACAGTGTAGCTCATTGCTGCTGTCATCAGAGTCTTGCCAGCGCCAGTGGCCACCTCTTGTATGCATTGTGGGTTTTCCAGGAAGCGATTGATGATCTCCATCTGGTAGTCACGGAGTATCACGGCGCTGCCTGCATGTTCGTGCCCTGGCGGCCAGACCTTATCTTGGAACGTATCTTCATCCACTTGTTGGAATTCAAATGCTGTACATGCAGGGCGTAGATCTTCCAGTTCGAATTCCCAGTTACGGTCGCACAGATACTCTATGATCTCTGGCAGCATGTTCACGTAGCAACTGCCGCCCAATTGGAAGAAGGCCTGCTTGCCATCCCACCTGCCCAGCCTTACAGCTGGCATGTGTCTAGCACCAGGAACATCAAACTTGAATTTGGTCACAAGCCTGCGCCTGGTATCCAGATCCAGATTTTCTATCTTACAATTAACTTCGTCGCGGATTATTATTTTACATTTCATTGCGTTTAATATAACAACTCTTGGAGGGGAATACGATAAAAAACACCGCTTTTGCGGTGTTATTTCACATCCTCAAATGTTAAACTAGGGCGGCGCTGTTCCAGTTCTTCCAATACTTTGCTAGTCAACTCCTTGCCTGTGACG